TCCACTTTAAAAGCCTGAATTTGAACGAGCGTTTCTTCATCCGGCCCCGGATCGGCATCCAACTGCTCAATCAAAAATTCGCACTCGCTGTCTTTCATTTTCTGATAAATGTTATTCATCAGGTAGTACAGAATTCGCGAAGGCAATCGGAAATCGGCCTCGATGGGCAAACGGCCGGCCAAAAAAGGAGCTGTTAACCGATAACGATTATACACAAACCCGGCATCGCCTTTCCAGTCGAACTTTTTACCGGAAGCACTTTCGTCGCCACCGGTGTTATTGCCCTGGTAAAAGAGTAGCCGGGGCGAAAAAGCTTCGCGGATGCTGGAGAATGTTTTTGAATTGCCATTCTGGTAAGCCACCGGGTAACCATCAGCTGCCATACGAAGCGTTGAGAAGTCGCTCTTTATTTCTTCCTGATCTTTATCGCCATCGTTAAAAAAGTAGTTCTGAAGACCGACTGACACCGGTTTCCACGATTTTATCACCGTTTCGCTGTCAACTGCTCCGTTGGTTAGCTCGCTAACGGTAAACCAGCCGTATTCGTAATAGGTATTTTCGTTAATCACCAGACGAATGTCGCCCTCGTTTTTGGGCAACAATACACTTTTCAAATCTTCGTATGAGTTAACCGAGTCGAGGATCTTGTCGCGCTTATCGTCCAGCTCCTCCCAAAGTTCGTTGAAAGCCGAATCGTTGCCATCGTGTTCCCAACTAAATTTCAGGGTTACATCTTTTCGTTCGCCAACACGCCATTCGCTAACCCGGTATTTCGACAGATCAAAGGGTTCGCCTTTCAATACCGCTTCCCGGTCGATAATCTGAACGGTGCGGTTATTATTAAACCAAAAGAAATTATTGAAGGTGTTCTGCACCGAAAGCAAGAGGGATTTTACATCAATATCGGGCAGCAGATCGTGAATGTTAAAGGCAGCCAAATCCCAGGTTGAGGCCGATATGGCAGTGAGATTCAATTGCTGCTCGGTGCCGGTGAAGAAATTAAACAAGCCAAACGACTTGTCCTCCAGTGTAGAAGTATCTTTTAGAATGTTGTAATTGTGATACAAGCACAAGGTTTTCAGGTCGGCATCGAGCTTTAGAAAATTGTCGGAAATGTAAAAACCATTCTTCCGGAGCAGCGTATCGATCAAGCGGTGCAGAAAAGGGAATGGCGATACCACGGCCACACCATCGATTCCGGCAGCCGATAGCACACCACCTGTAATTGTTTTGTTGACGAAGAAACCGGCTACCGATTCGAATTTATTGGTGAGCTCTTCCACATCGCTTCCGTCGGCCCCCTCAACCATCCGGCCCTTGTCTTTCCAAAAGCCTCGGTTCATTAGGCGGATGGTGCACCATTCGTCGCTGTCGGGATCGAATATGGGTTTGTTTTCAAAGTTTTTGTCATCACCAAAGTCGAGCTCGGTGAGGTTCTTTTCGCGAAGCTCCTCTCCCATTTTTCCCACCTGGTTCTGAATCCAGCCATCGATAGAACCTTTTGCACCGGTAACAACAAAATCGCCCACAACCAATGGCAGACCAAAGTGCAACAGTTTTGCACCCGCAAAATGGCGGTCGTTTTGCGATGCACGTTTGGTTACCTGGTTGGGGTTTTTCAGTTGCTGCCGATTGCCTTCAACCGGCAGACTGATATCAGCTGCCAGTGGCCCCCGAATTTCGTCGAACATAAAAAACGGATTTTTAACCGAAATGCGGCAACTGAAATTTTTGTCGGTAAGTAGTGGCTTATTGCCAATGGTGATGCTAAGCATGAGCGTTTTTTTAGGTTTTACTTAATCGTAGCTGGGTCAACAGCCACATCGGTTTTAACGTTGCGGAAGGAAATTTCAGGAGCTTTCCCCTTTATTAAGTTCATCCGTACTTCCTCATTTTGGCGGTTCCACATTCTCCCTTGTAATCTTTCAAACATCACGGCGTATTTACCCAAGGTTGCGTAGAAGTTGTTATCAGAATCAATTACTAACACTGGCCTACACTTCAAGGTGTCCAGCAATGCCACACCGTCAGCCATTAGTGTAATCTTCTGCGTTGCATACTGATAATCCAGGGCTGCCATTACTGAATCGTTGAAGGCTTGCTGTTCGGCTTCTGCCTGAGCTTCTGAATCAATAATTTGTTGTTCATACTGATAGTCTGAATTAATTGTTGTTTGTGCGTGTGCGGCTGCCAATGCTACAAAGGCGAATACCGCTAATAAGATGTATTTTTTCATATTTTAATAATTTAAAATTAACCCTTCATAACCTACGTTTGTTTGAAATGTAGCCCAATCCCAACTTGTACTTTGGGTAGTTTCTACAACATCTGACGAAGCTGCTCCTATTGCAAAGCCACCACCGCTTGACGTATATAAAACAGCATCCAATGTATATGTATTACTTCCGCCAGATATAGTAACTGTATAATCAGTTTCGCAAGAAATGAATATGATTGAGGCCTGTCCACTTGATAAAGAGACAGTTCCTGATCCCTGACCATTAGAATTGCTATAATAATCAGTGTATGTATTTGACACATCAACAGATGCGGGTGATGCATACCTAAACATTGCTGCTGCTTGACCGTTTGTTGGGTAAAAATTATGATTTATTTGAACAGTCCCAGATTCCGATCCTGCGGCTATCTTATAAAACCATGCCACAACAGTCCCGTCATTATTATCTCTGTATGATATCAGTGTAAAGCCATCCTGTCCAGTTATAGTCCCATACAGATCGTCCTGTTTTATATGTAAAATCAATATTAGTAGATCACCGCTATTTACAGTAGCTGGAAATGGGACATCTATATATGGTGTCGCATCATTATATGCAATTCCACCATTATCTAGATATTCAAATGTCTCAGATGCTTTCTCCCAAACCAAATCACTCCCAACATAAATCTTACTCATGTCTGTGGTACCAACTTTTACTGCATCCCATGTGTCGTTAATTTGCGAAAATGCTACAAATGGTAAGAAAATAAGTATTACTATTAAGTTTTTCATTTTAGTCTTCGATAAAATAAATCTTATTACTATCATAACTTCCCAAAGCATCGTATTCGGCTTGCGTTCCCGTCCAGAATAGTTCAGCTGATATAGTTCCGCTATCCTCTTGCGTAAGAGTAATGCTTTTTGTTGTTGTTCCGGTCACTGATGCTGATGTTATCTTGTTGCTGTAAGCATCGTTCCATTGTGTTGAATTTCCATCTAATGTGGTTTCAATACTATTTACATCTAAATCTTCTGAACCATTCCATAGGTTTAGATTTCCTGAATGATATACTTCTCGCCAAGTCGTCCAGTTTCCAGAACCGTCTTTATTACGAAACCAATATTCACCATTTCCGCGAAATGGATAATTCCATTGTATTAGATCATTCACATTTGTACCATACTGATTCATTACCACTACAGATGAAAATCCATCAATTCCTGGAGGTCTGTTAGTAGCTGTAGAATTTAATTCCCAAGTTCCCCCCAATGCATCGTTTAAATCTGTTAGTTGCTGGTATTTCGTCGGACTCACAATATCCCAGAATACTGAAACGTTGCGTCCATCTAACAAATCAGCATCTAAGCCGCTACCAGAACCATCTACTGTTTTTATTTTTGTCAAAACGTCAGATGCCGTGTATGTGGATAGCGGCACGTATAATGTAGAAGCCGCTGCATTTTCAACATTACCTAAGCCAATATCTCCTTTGTCAATGTCATGGGGATTTCCTGTTGTGGTTTGACTGTGAGTATAGGCATCGTTCCAGTTGGTGCTTTTTAGCACTCCATTAATCTTATAGCCACCCTTAGTGTCCCAAGTGCCATTCCTGAAATCGTAAACAGCAGTTGTTTGTGATGGGAAAGCTCCAGCTGCTACAGGGTTGTCCATAGCCATTCCACGCCAACCGCTTATAGCAAAGTTATATGTAGTATAATTGGCACCGTCTCCTGTTCCCCCTGTAATTTTATTTGTGCCCAGCGTACCACCAATTTGCAATCCAGCAAAAGTTGGTTCATCTGCCGTGGTTAGAGATTGGTTTATGTATGAGTGAGAAGAACCAGTTGAAGATATATGGTCGTAAGCTATCTTACCCCTGTCTCCCTGATAAGCCGTTGTGCTTGTTTCTCCAAGTTGAAGAGTCGTAAATCCATAGGTATTATCCCAATTAGTATTTCCATCTTTTATGTAACCAAAAGCTCCAATCTCAGCATCTGATAGTTGGGTATTTTCATCAATAAAATTAAACGTTTCGTTATTGTCTTGGTTCAATGTAAAGATGCCAATACTTGACCCGTTTCGCTGTAATGTAATGGTTGAATTTTTAACAGTTGGATCAGTTTCTGTATATTGGGTGATATACCCCACATCATTTGAAAAATCAGAAAGAGCTAAATCGTTAACCAAATCTGATAAATTAGACAAATTGCCATCATGCCAAATTTTTCGCCAATCATACCAAGTTCCAGAAAGCTCCCTTCGCAAATACCATTCATCACTATATACATGTCCCGTCAACTCCAAAGCGGTGTTTTGCCCATCCCAATTAGAATGAAGAGTCATATAAGCGTCATTCGTTGGGGTGTTTAATGTTCCGATACTCGAAGCATAAAAACCTGATTTAGTAATACTATTTAAATCTGAATCCTCAGCTGTTGTTGCGTTAGCATTTGTACCATGTACAAAAAAATCGGATTGTTTCCCGTCAAATAAATCAGCATCTAAACCACTGCCTGAACCATCTAATACGTTCAAAGTATTTCCACTAAAAGATAATTGATTATCTGCTGTTATTGCGTCTTGTTTAGCATTCCAATCCGAAGCACTAGCGATATTACCATCAGGCAAAAGGCCTGTAACATCTGTGGTTAAATCAATCTGATCTACTGTTAATACTTGGTTGGCTTCATTCAGGCTTACGTAAGTTCCTGTTCCGGTCTTGGTTAAAAGGGGGTGTGAGCTACTTTCTAAAGTCGCAATGTCGGAGACATTCTGATTGATATCCAAGCGATGTGCAGTAATCGAGTCCAAAGCAATAGGATCTAATTCATCTGCATTTGTAAAGTAATCCAATTCATCAAAATGAACTATGTTTGCGGAATCATCAGCAAAAACCTGATCTGTTTCGTCTGTATTTGTAAAATGAACTAAATCATAAATCTGGCTTTCAGAAATATTAAATCCTGCACTATCTAAATCATTTAATAGTGTTGGGATTTCACTTCTAAGTAATGCGGTGCTATCACCTAATTGACTAATTGTTGCGAAAGGTGATAAATCATAAGTTGTATTTTGGTCTTCAAATTGAATACTCCCACCATCTTCTAAATTAATGGTAAATACTCTACCTGTAGAATCAATTGATAGTTGCTGATTATCTGTATTGTAATTCGTTCCCCAGCGAGTAGTATCAGATACGTCAATATCATCAAGCAGTTGCCTGTTTGCATGATATATGCCTGTTGTATCTTTTCCTGAATTAGCTACTACTGCGCTATTATTAGCTACTTCTGTATCAAAGTCTGTTATTTGATTTGCTGGTATTGAAATTTCACCTTGTGTAAAATGGATAGTTTCGTCTCTTACGTGTGACTTTAAGTAATTACTATCTGCTGCGTAAACTTGATCTGTTTCGGTATAACTATCAATAGAATTATTCTGAACAAATTCCAATAAAAATGGAATGTTGGTGGTATCTTGTAATTCGTCCGTATTGTCAATATCATTGTCGATAAGTCTGTGGTTGTAAGCATCATTCCATTGGGTTGAGTTTCCATCTAATGTCGTCTCTATTGAATTTACATCTAAATCTTCTGAACCGTCCCATAGGTTTAAGTTTCCTGAGTGCCAAATCTTTCGCCATGGTCGGTGCACACCATTTCGGTAATTTCGCAAATATAAATCCTCTGTGTTGATACTTCCTCCTATTTGAAAATTATAAGTTAAGGAAAAAGGCAGGGTCAATAACACGCCATAATTACCAAGTGGCGTATTAACTGCACTGGATGTATATTTTCGAAGTGAGGAATATATTTCTGAATTAGCATCAGAAATGTAAGCAGGAATTGTCACGCCAAAACCAAACGCCTTATTGTCGTAATATATACCTTCCTGCCCATCTATCAGATCAGCATCTAAGCCACTTCCAGAACCGTCCAATACGTTCAAAGTATTTCCGCTAAATGATAGTTGATTACCTGCTGTAATTGCAGCTTGCTTAGCGTTCCAAGCCGAAGCACTAGCAATATTTCCATCAGGTAAAAGTCCTGTAACATCTGCGGTTAAATCAATCTGATCTACCGTTAGTACTTGGTTGGCTTCATTAACGCTTACATAAGTGCCTGTTCCGGTTTTGGTTAAAAGTGGGTGTGAGCTACTTTCTAGCAAATCTATCTGCCCTTGCAAACTAGCTGAACTGTCTATTATTGCTTGTTGGTTGATGGAGATGTCATTCCACAACGCCTCAATGCTATCTTGTGCCGCCTGCGATAGTGGCAGGTTAATAATTTTTAGCGATTTACGCAGGCCGTCGGTAGCGTCTTCTACCAGGAGAAAATCGGCGGTGTCGGGTGTGAGTAGCTCGGCCTGTTCGCTTATTGGCTTAATACGCTCCCATCGCATGGTTTGTGCGGCGGTTTGTAGGGTTAAAAGAAAAATTAGCAATAAGGCTAACAGACCCCCTCCGGTCTTCGACCACCTCCCCCTAAAGGTGGAGGAAACAGCCTCTTTTTTCAGAATGTTGTTTTGCATTTGTTTCATTTTATTCCAGTTTTAAATATGGATAGCTTGCTAAAAGCTGTTCATCGTCAGCCGGGGCAACGGCATTGGCTGCCAGTGTTATGGTAGTGCCATTAAGCGTAAAATCGTTGGGGTGCAAAATTGAAAACGGATACACAAAAAGCATTACGCCGCCAATAGGCTCGTTGGCCAGATGGAAGGTTTTGTTTGCTCCATCGATAACGCCGGTGGGTATTTCGCCAATGGCCCAGGTAATTTCTCCGCGCTGTTGCGGTTCCAGCATATCAATAAGCAACGACATCCGGTGATCGCCGTTAAACATCCGTTTCAGATTTCGCTTGGTAACACTCATAATCAATACCGGTTGTTGTGTGCTTCAATTAATTCCAACTCAAAATCGTGCAGGTTTTCGTCGATGGCGCCAAGGGCTTCGGCACTGTTTTCGATATTTACCGGCACAACATAGCCGGTGGCCGAATCGTGGATCCACAGCTGGCGGCTCATAATCAGGTGGCGTAATTCCTGTATTTCTTCCCACGATTTGTGGCCGGTGTTAACGATCCATTTCCGCCGTCCGGACTTGGCAGAAATTACCTGTGTGCGCTGGCGTGTTGTGTCGGTGTTTTGTGCGGTGCGCTGTGCAGTGTTGTGCTCAGCCGGAAAGTTGGTTTTTACTTTGCCCGAAAACCAGTAACAATCCACAGCGCTGTATCGGTTAAAGGCGAATACCTGTGTATTAAATTCGTAATACCAATAATCAATATTAAACGTGAACTTTTCAATTACCCGTACACCGGTGTCTTCCAAATAACACTCGTAACTTACTACCGGGTTTGCACTGGCCACATCGAGGCCCAGCGTTGCCGGATCGACATTAAACTCGCAGAGGCTTCCGGGATTAACGGTAACAGCTTGCGAAATGGTTCCGGTTGTGCCATCCTGAAGGGTGTAATCGGCTTTAAAAGTAAGGTTCTGAGCTTCTGTTTCAGCCGAAATACACCAAAGCTTTGCAGCAGCTGTTGGCGCAATTTTTACACCACTTGGCAAAGCGGTTAGCCATTTGCCTCCAACAATAAACTGGTTGTACCAATTGGTGGCCTGCTCGGTATAAAGGTTTTTCTCAAACTCAGACAAACCACCCTGCAATACGCTTACCTGGTATTGTGGACCGGCGAGCTCTGCCCAGTTTTCCTGACGCACGGAATTGGCATCGACATAACTTTCGCCAATATCTAATGAAATAAGTGCAGGGATATCGGCTCGTTCGGTTGCCAGTACTCCACCGGTTGACGAAAACGATGGCACAAAATAGCGGTAAAGAAAACCTGAGATATCGAACCAGGCATCGCCGTTGGCATCGGGTATGTTTTCGAGGATCTGCGGCATACCATCAAGCTTGGCATCTTCGCTGGTAATTTTTAGCAGCACCCGGTAAAGATCGCCCTGTACGATATCGGTATTTATTTTTACCCGTATTTCGGTGCCTTGCAATTGCACCGCTCCACCTGGTATTGTAATTTCTAAAGCCATACTGCAATATTGTTTGACCCCCTTTGTCCTTCGGACATTTCCCCCTGGAGGGGGAAAGAGCAGCCTCTGTTTTTCAATTCAAAATTTTGTTAATGCAATATTATATTTCGTGGCCATGGCAGAAAGGACACTACATGCCCGATCCTTGCTGCTGGCGTTTGTATTCTTTTTCTAGTTTTTCGAATTTGTCGTATGAGAATGACAGCTTCATATTCTCTAGACGGGTAACTGCTTTGTCGAATTTGTCAACGTCGATGGTTTGTGTGTAAGGTTGTGTAAGGTTTACACCTCCATCCTCATATTTACCATCAGCATAACCACCGGGCTGTTTACCATCGCGAATCCGGTAAATAGCATTTATCAGCTCGGGGTAATTCATTTGCATGGTTTTGAATGTGCGGCCATCAACAACCATTTCGGGGTATCCGGGAACCTCGTTAAACAAGGCATAATGTGGGCGGTCGCCGTAGGTGCCGGTTTGTACTCCGGGATATTTACCTTCGGCATAGGCTTGTGTTTTTTTGCGTTTACCCGAGCTGGCTATCGATGCAACGGTTTGCGCACCAATTATTGCAGTGTTGGCAATTGCTGAAGTTTTTGCTTTGGCTAGCTGTGCCGCGCCCCACACCGTTCCTCCAACACCAAAAGTAACGGCATTAATTTCTGCTGCAGCAAGATTAATAGCTGATGCCTCTTTGGCGTAATTAATCCAGATTTTGGCAATACCGGCTGCTTTTTCCATCGCAATAAACGCAATTTGCCAGGTCGATCCCTGCTCAAACATTCCTGCGAGCGAACTGGCTACTTGTCCGGTCGATTCAATTAACGTGTTGTTGATCTCCCTGCGCGCCTCGGCAATTTCCTGTTCAACTCCCAAGGCCTTTGCCTCGGCATCAATCCTTTTCTGTATTTCGCTGGTTAAAAATTGCGTCCATTCTTCCTCGCTGGCTTGCCTTGCTGCTAATTCTTCGGCGCCATAGGTGTCCCATTTGTCGTTGGTCATCCAGCCCTCTACTGCAAGGGGATCTTCTGTGGCCTCTTCGAAATTAAACCCTCCCTGGCTGCCAGAACCTGGACTGCTAAAACCACTTCCTCCACCGGTATTTCCTCCAGTTCCGGATCCGCCACCGGCATTTCCTCCGGTACCCGAACCGCTTTTCCCTGCTCCAAATAGCCTTTCGTATCTCTGCGAGTATTCATCCAATGCCTGGTTAACTTCATCCAGCGCTGCTTTTTCTTTCTCGCGAGCAGAAACTACCTCATTGGTCACCACCTCCATGTTGGTGCGGTAAAAATGACGCTGTCCTTCCAGTAACTCATTAATACGCTCTGTTTTAGTAATCACATCGTCATCAGACAATATTACTTCCTGAAGGGTGTCGGCATAATCTTTATTCATTTTGTCGGCCTGTTGCTTTATCGAAATAAACTCGGTTATCAACTGGCTTTCTTTTTCAATCCTGGTTCCGGTGGCTTTCCCCGCTGCTTCACGTTTATCCTGCAGATTGTCTTCTGTATCTTGCAAAGCCAGCTTTTTAATCATGGCCTCGTTGTATTTCTCCAGGTTCTCGCGCAAGTTGGAAACGCTGATATTTTCAAGATCGATATTTTTTACTACATCAGGAGCAATTTGATTTAGTTGTGTGTAGATCTCATTCCGGCGCTCGGCGGTTGTGTTGGCATTGGTCATTTCAATCACCAGCTGGTTCACTTCCAGCGATTCCTTTTTAATTTTTTCCTGGATTGGCACTTCTACCCACTCCGATGCTTTTGCCACAACTTTCTCCATCCATCCAAGAAACCCTGAGTTGATAAACTTGGCACGTATGGCACGACCAATTTTATCCATACTACCTGCCAGATTGTTATTTTTTACGTTGTACTCGTTAGCCAGCGATGTTCCCTTTTCCATTGCTCTGTTGGCAAGTCCCTGCTGTTCGTACACCATTTGGGTGTTGGAAGATAATGCGGCCAGCACCTGAACAGCTCTCGATCCATCAATGCCCAGCTGGTCGAGCTTGCCTGCCATAACAGAAAGTCCTTCGTTGTTTCCGTTTAATCCATCAAGTACAGCTAAAAATGCGGCATTGGCATCGGTGTTTAACAGATCGGTAAAATCGCCCACTTCCATTTTGGCAATAGCAGCATACTCGCCTGTATCCTTAAACATGCTGATAATGGTTTTACCCATAGCTGTTGCCGACATTTCCTGAGATTGCCCCAACTGGTCGAGCGTACTGGCATAACCTAAAATATCGGCTGCAGATATTCTTGCCTGCTGACTTACTCCACCCATTCGCTTCATAAATCCGATCTGGAATTCAGCTTGCGAATTACTGTTTGCAGAAACTTCGTTAATGGCCGATCCAACTTTTTCGAGGCTAACTTCAAACTCGGTTCCGTATTGGTTGCCCACTTTGTAAACCTCTACCAGTTTACCAACTTCGCGAATGGCCTTTTCGCTTTCACCTCCAAGATCATCGCCCAGGGCAACTTTTATTTTGTTGGCCACTTCAACAAAGCTGGCAATATCCTTTGTTCCTTTAATACCCAATCGCCCGGCTTCTTCAGCCAGTAACAATAATTCTTTGCGTGGTGTGCGGGTATTCAGGTATTTAAAATCGTCGTAAAGTCCGCGAACTTCTTTCCGGGTTAAGCCGGTTGTTTTCATTACATCGGCCAGCTGATCATCGAGGCCAACCAGTCCTTTGGTCCATTCTTTTGCTGAAAATGCAATTCCGGTAAGTGCGGCGATTCCGGCTGTAGCGATACCAAAATACTTATTGAAGCCATTGGCTGCTCTTCCCCACCACGAACCATGCGCCTGAAGCTCACCATTAACCTTTTTCATTTCGGCACGTACCAGGCGAATGTTTTTCTGGTGTGTTTTCCACTGTTTGCTTTTGCGGTTGAATTGTTCCTGCTCGCGGGTGAGTGTACGCAAGGTTTGGCGAAGATCTTTATATGATGCCGATGAAAGGTTATTAAGTACCTTATTGGTATCGAAAGCAGCTTTCCGGAGTTTCGAAGCTTCTTTGTTTGCCTTCTTCATTTCGCGCTCGGCAGTTTTCATGCCTTTCATGTCGCCACCGGCCATTGCTTCGTGCATTTTTTTGCGCCACTTATCTGCTTCGTTTTGCAGATTTTTCATAGCGGCAACTGCCTGCTCGTCGTTCAGGTAAACCGGGATTCTTGCTTCTTCGTTAATGTTTGCCATTGTACTTATGCTTAACTGAAGCAATGTACAATGTGGGGTGTGGGTTTAAAAGGACAAGATTAGAGTAAAAATGGCCCGTAGTAAACTACGAGCCATTTGATATTATCTCCTTCGATGTTGTTGATTGAATCCAGGTTTTCGAAATTGATTATCTCCTGGTTTTCGAATATTCTGAGGAATAATTTGTTGCATCTGATTTGGCATAGAAACATTCTTTACCCAATTATTACCATTACTGTTTGCTATGATTTTTGCCGCAGGTGTTTTTTCAAATAGAACAGTAATTAAATGATAGAGAGTCATAACCGATTCCTGAAGGTTCTGATCATCTTCCAGATCCTCTATTATAATCCCTTGACTCCTTGCTTCATCTCGGTTGATCCGTCTTCCATGACTTGTGTTTTTCTCACACTGGCTAAAGTAATTAGCAGCTGTACTTGCGATCTTTTCAGCATCTGGATTACCTTTAAACATCGTCGTCATTAAACGTTGTTTAACCAAATCCTCTCCATAAGAAATAGCATTTTCGGCTTCCTGTAATAATGCCGGTCCGAGAGAAGGAAGAATAGGGGCCCATACATGAGCATTATCCTTATTCTCCAAGATTTCATTCTGTGCCCTCAGGAATTGGTTTCTAATTGACAATGCAGACGCATACCTATTTCCATTTACAGGTAATTGTGGGTCGATAGGCCCCATTTGGCTTTGTCTACCCATGATTATCTTATGAGAGCACAAGCTAATCATTGTTCCTGCAGACATTGCGAATGTTGGAATAATTACCTCTATATAATCAAATTTCCTATGCAAATAATCAATAATTGTTTCTGCTGCATTTGTTATACCTCCAGGAGTGTGGAGTATTAAAGTAAGTCCTTTTTCACATGTCAAACCATGAATATTCGTCATAAATCCATTCATATCTTCCGGATTTATTTGAACTACGTATGGATTGATTCCCGGCTTCTGCATATATGCAGAGCTATAAAATATAACATTACGATCTGATCGTAATTTGCTAATTGCAGAAAAAGTCTCTTTGATTGTTTTTTTAACCCATATGTCTTGTTTTAATGGGTCATGTAACGAGTTTAGTTTGTCTAAAATTTGATTCCAGGAAGGCATAAGTTTTGAGTTTAGTGGGAAAATAAAGTATTTATTAATCTTACATGATAACAAGATCAACAGGGTGAGAGAAATTTCTTTGAGAATAATCTTCAACTTCTGTTTCAGTAACAATGTCACTTAAACAGTTAATTTGATGCAAGTCTTCGTACTCTTTTTGAGCTTCCTCTAAAATTGCAAAAAATTCTTTTTGTTGATTTTTTTCGTGATTTGACATTTTGGGTTCTATTTAATAATGAATGGTTTATTTGTTAAAGCAATGTTGTCTGACAAATCTATGAAAAATTATTTATTAGTAATATGTTATTAAGATTCTATTACCTTTTTTAACATTTAAAGTACAAACTTGTTCTTAAATATTTAACTGTCCTCGCGCGTGTTCCAACTTAAAATCCTTTACCGGTTTCATGGCAAACACGACCTGGCGCGCCACTTCTTCTCCAAATTTCTCCATAAGTATTTCGCGCAGGCGCATTACTTCGCGGTAGAAAATACGGCTGTACCATTCTTTTCGTTTCCGAATCGGAGTTTCGCCCAGGTCGCCATCGTTACCGCGGAAGATCTCTTTACCCACCCCCATATCAACAAAAATTCCATACAGCTTAAACGAGAACTCGATTTTATCTACATCGTTACCGGCCATACCCAGCAGGGTATTTTTAAGGCTTTCGTACAGTGCTCCTGTTTCCCAAACTTTGAGCTCGGTTATTTTTTCCTGCCAAATTTTAAGGGTAATATCCGCCCAGGCAGCAATTGTTTCGCGTTTATTCCATTCTTTTTGCATACTCAAAGAATTACCCCCTCTACCAGCCTGCCCACGTTCCTTACGCCGGCATCTCCCCCCAAGTGGGGAGAAAGAGCGGAATGTTTAATTTTCTGTCCAGGCTGTTGCATCGTAAACCAGGTTAACAGGATTTTCCACCCAAAACATAAAATACAAACCGCTGCAGCCGGTAGCAAAAGCCGGTGGCACTTCGTAAAAGCGAATGCTTTCCATATCGAGCAACGGAATGTTCATTTTGTCTTTAATGAGTTTGCTTAATAAGTGGCGGTATATTGTTTTTGCCTCGGCTAATACTGCGGCTCGTTTATCCATGTCGCCATATTCGGTCTGCCCCAGAATAAATACCGTGTATGGCCGGCGCTCGAAATATCCGCCACCACGACGAACAGTTGTTCCATCCTGGCTATCATCAACAGCAAAAAAATCGGAATAGTGCTTACTGTTCTCGAGAATTCCTTCAAGGGCTGCCAGTCCGCTTACCCGTTCAAATTTGTATTTATCTTTGGTTAGGTTCAGCTGTCCATGCAATTGTTGCATATAAGTAACAGGATCAAACATAGATTTAAAGTTTAAAGTAAAAAGTACAAAGGCAAAAGTTTAAAATCATAAGGCAAAAGTTATCGTTTGTGTTTATTCATCGCTTCTTCTTGTTTTACGGCTTCAATGGCACGTTGCTCCAGTTCGTTTAAGGCATCCCATGCCGGTTGTTTCATCAACTTTTTGTTTAGAGTAATATCCTGGTTGTTTAGGGCATGTATCATTCCGTTAATATACTCGCGGGCATTTACCTTCCCGCTGCCTTTCTTGCTGTACAGGTTAGGGCATTGTTTTTCTACCAGCTGGCGAAAACCAACATACCACATAAATACCGTGTTTTTGACTTCGGGCTCTACATTATTAAACATTCCGGCACGTACCTGAATTTTTTCGGCATTCCAACGGTGCCATGGCCGGCGGTAAAGTACCGCCATCAGGTTGTCGAGATGGACAGGATCGTTGGTTTGCATAAAAGCAAAGTAGTAGTTTTCGGCCATCAGGTACTCTTCGAAACAGGCATTGTATAAACGGTAGTGCCTGGCGCGTGCCCAACGGATCCAGCGCAAAGGTTTTATCTCTCCACCTTCCAGCAGATATGCACATTTACCGGCCATTTCCGACAGCTGACCGGCATCCATAAGAAACGGATTTTTCAAGCTGCGGTGTTTGTACCAACGTGCTCCATCGGGCTGCATGGGCATGTCCACCACCAGTTTTAACCCGGCTAACAGCATTAATGCTTTCACCCGGAACTCAGTCTCGGAATACCCCATTAATAGCAGCAACGATATTGCCCGAAGCTGTTTCGGTTTTAATTGTACGGTTGCTGTTGGTATGTTTAAATGCAGCTCCATTACATTAAGCTTGAAAATATGGGTGAGTCCTCTTCGTTAATATAATCTTCGGAAGTTCGGGCCAGGTATTCTTTACTGGCGGTGTAAATTGGAAAACTGGCAATGTTTTCGTCGATAAACCGAAGTGCATCGGCAGCCAACGCAGCTGCAATGTTTTTGTTTTCGTCGATAGTACAACCAATGGCATGTTTAAGCATGTCAACCAAGGTCATTTCATCAGCTGTAAGATCTCCATCGCGTTGCGATTCAATAAGCTCTTCAATTAGGTCTTTACTAAATACCGGCTCCAACTTCGATTTGGTAATATGAATGAGTCGCGGTTTCAGCAATAGAAAATCTTTTCGGGTGCCGGTCCAGCTGCTATAGTTTTTCATTTCATCGGCTGTGCGAACCAGGCAGTCGGTTAATACCGAATAAACAGGCGATCCTTTCCAATCGTCGTGGTAAGTGGCGTTTTGTTCCAGGAACAGGATCAGGTTTTCCACTTCGTTATCGCGCCGAACCAAACATTGTTCGCGCAAACGTTCAATCCGCTCTTTACTGGCCGGAGCTTTGTTGTTACTGTTTACAACTCCGAAGCCGGCATTGGTAAGCACCACATCGAGGAATGGAGCAGCATCCCAAAAAGCATGGTTGCCGATAATATTAAAACACAACTGCTGCAGGTCGATATCGGTACCGGCAGGTGTGTCGCCCAAGCCATCAACATAGGCATACAGCGTTGCACCCAGTATGTTGTTTTTAAGCCACAGTTCAGCCGAATTTGAATAGGGCTTTAGTTCCGAAAATTCGGTTTCTTTTGCTACGGTTGGCACCACAGCTCTAAACTGTTCAATTGTTGTTAGTATCATCGCCTGTAGGTTTTGAAGTTGCGTCTTTTGCGTCGGTTTTCTGATCGAGTGTGGTTAACATCAGATCCGGAATGTCGTAGTCCAAATCCCAGCCGTTCACCTCGTTAAGCACATAAAATGGAACCATCATTATGTCGCGCGGCAGCCGTTCCATGGCTTGTTTCATGGTGAAAAGCTCGCGTTTGTCTGATCCGGAGAATGATCCTTTTGTTTTTCCGGGCGTTGCACCAATAAGGCTGGGATGCACGCCCTGGGCATAACAAACAATATTGGCAGCCTCTTCGCTGTCTTCAATATAATCGCCCCCTTCTTTTTCGCCGCCAATACGCTCAATACGTACCATTTTTTGTTCTTTTCCGTTGGGATCAATGTAGTAAGTACTGAACCAACTTTTATTTTGGTTCTCCAGTCCGGAAAGGAAGTTCTTAATGTTTTCGATTTCGGTTTTCTTACGGGCTTTTTTCTTAACCGGATCGGTAATGTTCTCTACCCTGTAAAGTTTGTCGAAATAATCTTTGTGTAATTCCACCAGGTACTTAATTACCATTCCGTTGGTCATTTTAGCAATCTTGGCCATTGGTATCATGGCTTTTAGTGTTGCCCATCCGCTATTAAAAGTAGCGGCGTAATACGGAAACGGATAATACTTTAGCCCGGGTGTTGGTATGCGGTTAACCATGGCAAACTTCCGATCCTTTGTTTTTTCATCCTTATTACCGGTTTTCGGGTTTGGTTCCCGGCCAAGGCGTACCAGCAGATCTCCTATCGGATCATCTTCATCGAGCATTGGTATGGCTTCAATATCATCATCGTTCGGATTGTCTTTCCAGTTGGCAAAAAATATGTGCTCAATCCTGCCTGTTTTGGGGTTGCATGTTTCAAAACGGCAATTAATGGCTTCCTTGTGGCGGATCTGAACAATCTTATTACCTTCTCCATCAAGAATGAGTACCAGGACAGTGAAAAAGAAATGCTTTACATCAGTAAACTGTTCAGCCCAATATTTAACCATGTTGTTACGGCGGAAGAATTTCTTTTTATCCTTGTCGGTTATTTTCTCGCCATTTTCGGTAACAACGAAGCCTTTGCCGTAGGCTGTGCAAACGTTAAACCACATATTGGAGCTCATTACCTCGTCGGCACGAATCTTTTCCAACATTTGGTAAGGTTGATCGTTATCTTCTCCCCATGGGACCATGCCCCGGTAACTTTTCTTTACGTCTGCCGGTTTTACATCTTCGTAGTCGAAAATCTTCCGGGTATCTTCGGCAAATACTGCAGCGTATTTATCGTTAACGCTCTCGATGGTGTGAATGCCGTAACTGGCAAAATCTTCAGTATTGCTCATAAGTAGATCTCCTCTCCGTTAACATTGAAAATTAGGTTCGCTCTCACTTTCCGGAACTCTTCCGAATCGAGCCATTTAAAATTGAAGGTATTGCCATGGAAATACGAGCTGGTACACACCACGTTTTGGGCATGTACAATGTCGCCGTTCAGTTTCCAGAATGAAACATCAAACGGTTCTCCGCTTTCAATAATCTTTCGGGCTTGTGCTATGTGTAGCATATAAAAAAGCTTTTAGCCGCGAGCTACGAGCCGCGAGCTTGTTAATATGCCAGCAATATAGAGTGGACAGCGTGGAGGAGAAAGGACAAAGTTATCCGGGAATTAAAGCATCAAGAATCTCCTGTATTTCGGTTACAGTGGAGATTCTTTCAGCTGGTGACAAATCGGTTTTTAGTTTTTCGAGCAGGTTGTTAAGCCGGCTTTTTAATTGTTGTATTTTCATAAAGAGCCCCTCCCATCTTATTTGACACAACCAATACCGCCACAATAGAGATATAAGTATATAAGACAGAAAGGGCCTTTTCTTTAGCCCAATCTGCCCTATTGTGGCAAATTGATATAATGGTTGTGTCGGGTGTAAAGGTAAGAAAAAAGCTCTACCGTAACGGCAGAGCTTTTAATATATCGTTGATATTTTAAGCAAATCAATACGCAGCTTTGGACGTAACCTGCTTTTCATAAGTGTATTTTACCATTCTCCAGTCGCAATGTAGTTTAATCATACTTTCTACATTTACTGTTTTCAGATCGTTAAATTTAGTGATGTTTGACGATTTGTAACCATCGTGACTCCACTCAATTGCAGCGTCGTAAAGAATCTGCGTGTTTTCGGTCCTAAAAGTATTCACGATATCAAACAAAGCATCTGCTTGTTGATTAATGGTGTAAACGATCATCCGGTGATCTGTCCCCCATTCTTCAACAGCATGTTTACGAATGGTGTTGGTGTAGTCAGTTGGAAACTTGGTTTTAATATACTCTGCGTGGGTGTCGAGCGATTGTGCTCCTGAGCCAATAGCAGAAAGCAGGAACAGGACTAACAAAAGATTTCTCATAATGTTGAATTTTAAAGGTTTTGAATTTTAGTTGAGAGTATGAAGTAACAAAAAAGCCCTGCAAATTGCAAGGCTTATGTTTAATCTTTCCAACCATATAGCGGAAGTATTTTTAAGATCTTTTCTTTTCCTTCGGGCGTAAACCCCCGGTTGCTGCGGTTGTACATCTGGTTTATGTAGTTTTCGTTTAGCCCGGCATGTAGTGCCAGGCCTCGCGGAGAAATGGCCGGACGTTGCTGTAAAAAGCTATGCAGTGTTTGTTTTGTTAGTTCCATTGTGCATCGTCTTTTTCGTCAATATTAGCATCTTCCCACTCCATGTAGCTGCGGAACCATCGCCAGGCGCGGTCGAGCAATTTGCCCAGTTCTTCGTTTGAGCTACCGTCATAAACATCGCGGATTATTAAGGCCCATGTTTCAGGCACCCCATCGGAGTTAATAAACTCGAACACCTTGTGTGGATAGCCCGACGATACCGGATCGTTATTTGGCTCGGCGGCCTCAATTATGCACTTTGGCTTAATGGTATGAATAATGTATTGCTGCCCGTCGGTTTTCATCGGGTTTTCGGCTATTAGAAATCTGTCCATAAATTTTGAGTTAAAAAAAGGCAGGTGCTTGGCCTGCCTTGGTTGTTGTTATTTTAAATTAAGCATTTCTAAAAGAGTATCTTTGTAGTCGTCATCATCTCCATCACAATAATCGTCGATCAAATCCTGTACACTTACTTTTTCATAATAAACAAGATCATCTTCGATCTGCACATCTCCTTTTTCGTACTCACTGCAACAAAATTCACTGCCACCTAATTCCTCATACAGTGCTTCCATTTTGTTATCAATTTCGTCCTCTGTTCCAACATTGTCTCCGTCCCAGTTTCCGAACAAGCCAACTACGTTGTGCATTTCGTCTTTTAAAATTCTGTAAGATTGTCTTTTAATTCTGTTTGAGTAGTAAGAATCTCCTTTTACGATAATTGCGAAAGTTTCATTAAAATTTGTCATGATGTTTCGTCGCTATTTTTTAACTCGGTTGCGGTTCCGCTTTAGATTGTTAATGATTTAAATGAACACTTCAAAGATAGTGTTTAAAACAATGCGCTCCAACTTTCGGAGCAATAAATTTACATGTTAAATAACATTTTTTGTAAAAGGCTTTAGTGGCAGGCTTTTCGGGTGGTAAAAGAATTGGCAAAAATTATAAACTAAATGCGGTAGAGTGCCGGTTATCCGCCAATTGGTCGGATAACTTTTCGGGAGAAAAAAGATACCTGCAAGGGATCCTGGCACGGAACACCTTATCGGCGCGCGCAAAATAGCATATAGCTATCCTGCTGCGGTTGCTGCGGTGCAATCTCTAAACCCTTTGTTTTTTCAGGTCATTATAAAGGCGGTCACCTCAAAAAACTACGTTAAAAAATAGTCGCCTATTGTACATGTACTTAATATTTTAGTTCAAAAGCTCGTCAAAGTCTGCAACTGGCTGCGCCTGGCGTTGCTTTGGTTCTTGCTGTGCTTCGGGTGTTTCGCCTTTCTTAAATACCTGCTCGTTGCTAAAAAGGTAACACAATGGCCAGTATTTGTATTCTTCGGGTTCGTCTGCTCCCTCTGGTACTTGTTGCGCTTTGCGTGGCTGTCCCCATACTACAAAAGCAGTACTTCCTTTTACAATGGTGTAGCCTTTTTCCTTCCATTGGTTAAAGGTGTTGAATTCGTCAGCTCCGGGGTGTTCCTCTTTGTAGGTTTCTATTAATCCCTCGTTTACGGTTTCATACTCGCCTGCCTCAATTAATGCCCTCATTTGTTGGCTCAAGGCAATAAGCTGTTTTCTTTTTTGTAAAAATTGCTCTCTCCGTGCTGTTTTCTTATCTTTGCTCATAGTTGTTATAGTTAAAAGTGTTAAACTTTTGATTATAAATAAGAGGGGAAAGAGTTCCCCTCTTATCATTTACGCTTCAATCTCCTTTTTTAGCCCCTCAATTTTTGCCTCCATTTTCCCCATTAAAAACGTTAATACATCGCCAATTAAAACAGGGTTTTGCAGCGCAAACACTTGCTTTTTATTGTATTTGTTCCCTGCCTCGATGCTCAAAATAAAATCATCTGTTTCGAAGTCGTTCGCCGCTGAAGCCTCCGCAATGTCATCTAAATGAGTTTGCAGGTTCTCGTGGCTTGCTTCCAGTTTGCCAAGTTTTCGAATAAGCTCTTTTTTACTGTTGAAATAATCAATTCGGGCGGTCAGGTCTTGCGGTACTGCTTGCAGTTTTGCTTTAAGCTGCTGCACCTGCTTTTCAAGTTCTTCTACTGTGGGTTTTTTCTCCGCTGCCTTTGTAGTTGTTTTGGCTGCTTCGGTGGTGTTTGGTTTCTTCACCTCCATTTTGGACACATTTTGTCCATTAACACTTTGTGCTTTCTTAGTTGTCATAGTAAAAATGTTAAATTAAACATGTGAGGTTTCCCTCATTTCGTTATGCTAATATACTAAAAATCAATACATTAAACAAATGTAAAAACCTGCATAGCAGACACTTACAATAAATCACAACCATAAACCCACCAAAGGGAAAAGCCATCATTCTAAAAAATATTTTTGGTGAAAAATGGTAATTGATACAGAGTTAACAAGAATCCGGGCTTTAAAATTCTATACAACTGAGCATCAACAAAAAAATTTGAACAAACTTTTTAAAAGTTTGCTCTGTCAAGGAGTTGACCCCGCACCGCCCTGAGCGAAAAAGTAATTACCTCGCCCCGAATTTCGTGTTATATGCCTGCTGTTTTAGAATAATTCTAAACAGCGGCGGCGGTGTGTCGGATAGTGCGTGGGTATAGGTAATTACCCGTTCTGAAAGATACTAATGATACTGTCGTCGTGTTCGTCGTTGATTGGGAACTTATTCATGCCAATGAACAGCGTGTCCCAGGCATCAGTTCCATCTGTACGATGTTCGAGAAGATCTTCTTCGGACTCTCCAAGTTTCTCCCCGGATTTATCCTTTTGCAAACCTCTTGTAGATATGCGGACTCCGGTATTTTCAAGAGCCAAAAGAAGTGCTTCGTTATTGGATTTATTAAACATCGGCATAAGATACTTCTGGCCTTTAAGAGCCTGGTGTATCATGCGGTGTTTGTCGCGATGGGGAACAGGGTTTCCGAGGTGAACCCGATCAACGGACCAGCCCAGGCGTTCAAACTCTGCACAGATCACTGCAGCAAAGTCATCATCGCCAACAGCGTAGTTGGTACCGAGGGCTGTATTGTCGTAGTAATAGATAACAGTTCTATTGTTGTGGTGTTTGTAATAAGTGCAGAAGTCTTGTACCAGTTCCCTTATCTTGCGCTCATACTTCACATAAAAGCTTTTTAGTGTGAGCATTTTTATTCCACTTCGCTGACCGGCAACCAGCCAGTTAATGTTTGCGTTGTAGTCGAATGCTATGCAGATAGGGCGATCTCTGTCCACATCACCATCTTGTAAGCAATTGTTATCCTTATCCTGGTAGTTGTAGTCCAGACTATCTAAATAGCTGTTATCATACGCATCATAGTAGTGAATTCCTTCCTGCAGTGCAGAATAGAAGTTGTCTCGTTGGTTTTTCAACTTCTTGCAGAGTATGGAGGTTTGAAATACCAGTGGCGGAAGATCTCGCTTCATCTGTTTAATGTATCGTTCGCTAAGTAATAAAAGGTTTTCAATGCTTGACCATTCACGATAATAAACGGCTATCGATCGTAATTTAGCCAGGGCAATATCGAGTTCGCGCAAATAGGTTGCATGATATGGTTTTGGATCCAGCTTCATGCGCTGCTTAACTTCCCATCGCTCATAGATCAGGCTGTGGATAGTTTCAATCAACTCCGGATCTTGTTTCTCTTTGTATGTGAGAAACCAGGATCCATCCTTTGTAGTGGGCATGTCGGAAATAATTAGCATTCCATGATGCCAGGGATTATTTCCGAAGTGTCCTTTAAAGCCTCCATTGGCAGGGAATGTTTCCTCTTTAAGCTTTTGAAACTTCAGGAACTTTGCTTCATCCAGCATTAACCAGTCCAGCGTTAATGAATTGGAAGTTCCTGCACGGTCTTGACTGATCAGGCGCCATATAGTTCCGTTATACCAGATAATTGCATGTTCATAGCTTGGAGGATCTATAATTGGTTTTGCAAAGTTGCTGTTCTTTGGAGGCCGGTGGCCAATGTAAAAATGCAAATCACGTTTGTAGCCCATTTGTTCCAGGGCTTGAAGTGTTCCCGGAAGCGTTCTGGCCAGCAACTGTTGAAATGTGTTTCCAACAATGCCACCCGTGGATCGCGGCATTGCCTGGGTGTTTCTCAAACCAAACGGAGCAGCAAAACCATGCGATTTCCCCAATCGTCTACCACCGGCAATAACAGAGGTATGTGCGCCGGTGTACATAAACTCCAGCTGCGGATCGTTATAATATATCTTCTTCCTCGTCATCGGGCTTTATAATCTCTTCGTAAGACACATCAGTAATTTCAATTTCAGCATGATACTTTTCAAGCATCCTATTTTTCTTTTCACGGATTTTAGGGTCCTTCTTCAATCCAAGCGGAGTAGGATCATCAGTTGGCTCAAATGGTTGTGGAACAATTTCATCAAAAGGAAGAGGCTCAGCATCGGGTTTATCAAGCATATTGTATTTACCCATTTTATCGGCAGCAATCGCCATTCCTTTGGCGTCTTTTCGCTTTTCTGCCATTGCAAATGCATCTTCCAACATGCGGTTAATACGATAGCGCACCCATTCTTTTCCAGGGTTCTTTATGTCGCCAAGCAATATTTTTATGATAGAGATATCCTCGTATGCCGTACTTTTAACCACTCCAAACTCATTCATCAAATGATCACGAACATCAGACTCCTTTTTTGTCGGGAATTCGTACCAAAAAGTATATCCTACCCTTATACGTTTAACACGTTCCTGGTAAGCAACCGGTATCAGATCCTCGTCGTGGTAAAGATGTTGCCGGCATATTTCTAATGTTGTTGGGCGTGGCATATTATTCGTTTTGTTCCTGGTCTATCCTAAAGTTATTAATCATTTCAACTGCCAGCGGGCTTCCCAGTTTGGCAAGTTTCAGCTCCTGTTTTCGTAGTTCGAGCAATGTTTCAGCTTTTCCTGTTTCATAGGCTATGTAAGCATCGTTCCCCTGGTGTTTAATGTTTCGTTTAAATGTTTCCGGATCCACTCCAACTAACAGCGCAATATGATCAGGTCTCATAAATTGCCCGGCCAGTTCTTTAATCTTCTCCAGTTGCTCCTCCGAATATTTCATTGGCATTAATCATTTTCTTTTGCTCCCTACAGATCGATTGCAGGAGGCTATCATATATTTCCGGCTGGGTGCAGATCATTCCTGATTCAATTCTGTTTCCCCTGGTAAGGTTCTGACTGGCTACCACCGAAACTTTCATGTTTTTATTTTTGAACAAAATCACTTTAGCATGATTGTTACCCAATAGAAGCTCTTCAGATATGTTGTTGGTAAACAAACTTAATCGGAGTGCTTTTACCGCTGTTCGGTGATCGGCAACGATTGCCAGGGAATGTATTAAGCCGTTGTTTTTCATCTGCAGAAGTTTTCGGATAAATTCTTCTGATACCGAAAATGTTGTGATTAATAAGTCACACGGACCGGTTTCCTGCAGTATGAATTCAACCAGATGATATAATTGAAAATCAGATGAAAAATAGGCCTGCACAGGTGTACAGGCCAAAGGTTTAATGTATTCCCGGACTCGATCTAACATTCAATTCCCAGTTTTTTCAATTCCGAAATCGTTTCCGGTTTCATTTCCTCATTGGCTGTTTTTAGCTCGGTAACCCGTTCCTGTATTTTAGCCCGAAGTTTATCAGCTTTCTTTTTATCCGCTTCGGCTGCCAGTTTTTTCATGTTAGTAGAAATGTATTTTCTATTTGCCTGAATGCGCTTGTGATCGATGCCAGTAGTGACTGCATCTTTTTTCTGTGGATCCTCCACCTTCTGACCAGGCTTCCATGCGTCAATAATGTCCCAATTGGAACGAATCAATGTGTCAAGTTCTGCAATTCTGCGTATCAATGGAGCGCGATCGGTGGCCGGTGCATGCTCGCCCATCAGCTTTAGTTTTTCGTGCGTGGCACGAATTTCTTTGTAGGCATCGCGGTTAGCTTCCCATTTCTCCTGGAGAACTTTCGGTAGATCCTCAAATTTCACTTCTTTATTTTCGCGAACAATTATAAGTTTGTCCATGTCCGCGTTTTTAATGTCGCGGCTGGTGCCTTCAATTTTCTGTGGCTCCGGCTTTTTGTTTTTAACTGCTGCCTTCTCCGCTGCTTCCAAAGCGGCTAATCGGTCAAGTGCCTTTTTAAGTTCGTGCGCCAGTTTCCCGGGATTTTGTTTTCTTGCCAAATTCTGCAGCAACATGCGGTTTTTGCTGTATTTACCCAGCAGGGCCACACCTAAACCATAGTCGCGTTCTTTGCTATCAAACCATTCCTGTAAAGTCATAATATTTGTTTTAAAATTCTTGATTTGAAGTTAACGCCCCGGTAATTACCAATGAAGGACATAAAAAAAGCACCCGCCGAGTAACGGATGCTTTAAATTTTCATGAAAAACAAAATCTATACGTAAGCAGGGTTCACTTCTCCTGCATCATCAGTTATCAGTCCATTGTAAAATGGAAACGGACAAACGTCAACTGCTTCAATTTCAAGCGTAGTTCCTTTTTCCGAAGTTGGAGCTCCACCTGTACGGTGCGTAACTTTTGTGTCGGTTAAGAATTTCTCTGAACCACACACACGAAATTTACCACTTTCGCGCTCCTGGAAGATATACACGATATCGGTATTGGCAGCCAACTTTGCAAAAGCTGTAGCTTCCTCGTTGTTCAACGAAGTAACAACAGTCATTTTGTTCGAGTAGGTTTTACACCTAATCTCTCCCTGTTGTTCGCTGGTTGGTTCCGATTTCACATCGATACAATTAATACGCTTCCAAGTAGCAAGAGCTTCCAACGTGAAGTCTCCGGCAAGCAAAACTTCAGCTGCTGCATCAGCTGGATCAGCAGCAAATTGTGGCCATGCCGTAATTTCATTTTTGGTTGCGTAATAAATTACCGGATAAATACCGGGAACAGACACTTGCCCGTCTACCCAGTCCATATTTCCTAAATTACTCATATATTACCTCCTATCTACGGTGCAACGTAGAATTTACCCACCTGAAGTCTCTCAGGAGAAATGGTTTCAAACTGAGTTCCGAAGAACATGGTAGTTACAAACTGAAGCTTGAATGGGTTATCACCGCGACGAACTTCGATTTTTTCTTCTTCACCTCTTTGGTTAACACCAACCAGCATATTGCCTTTGGTAGTTAACTGCAGATAAGGAGCATCTTTTTTACCGATTAGCGGAACCAGCTCACAACGATTGTCCGAACCTTCCAGGAAGGTCTTTTTAAACTCCTTATTATATGGAGCAGCACCAACGGTTTGCTGGTAGTCATCGTTATACGCGTTGTAAATTGACCATGGCATTACCAGCTTCGTATTTTCTTCCTTCAGCTCGTCCGATGCATTGCGATAGAATGCTTTTAACGTATCTACTGCGTTATTAGCATCAATTGCAGCTGCAAACTCATACAAGTTACCCAAGGCAGTTGTAATTTTTGCAGCGGTAATTTCGTCAGCGGTAATTTTATCAAACCCATTGTACAACGTTGTAGTTGTTTTGCCTCCGGCGTTACGTACAGCATTGAAAATCGACTTGTTTAAACCTCCGGAAATCTTGCGCATCATCAATGTAAGAACCGCCTTGACGATTGGTACATTTTTCAACGCCTCTCCTTTAGTTACTGCCGATCCATACAACGATGAAACCAAGGTATTCGGATCAAAATACTTAACAGCCTGCCCGAGAAATGTTTCCAGATCGCGGCCATTAATACCCAATCCGTCTTCCTCATAACCGTCGTTTTCCAACAAACCGGTGTAAGGCATTAACTCAACCGGGCCATCCAATTCTCCTACAGTTTCTTTGTAGCGGATGCCGGTGCGAAGGGTCATGTGTTGCAGTGTAGACTGCAAGCCCAAAACCGCCATAATTAAAAGTTCCTTGCGGTACTTTTGTGCAGCGGTATTTAAATCAGTATGCGTTATTTGTGGCATATTTTAATTTTTTAATGATTAATCAATCAATTGGTTAACAGCATCCCAGGTAGTTTTCGCCGAAGCATAAGTTTCAAAAGAATCGTCTTTTTCTGCTTTTGTTTCTTTGTCTGTTTCCTGATTTGTTTTCAAATCTTCAGCACCCGGTCCTTTTTTCAAATTCTCGATGGTAGCTTTCAATTGTGCAATCTCCTGATCTTTTTCGGAGTCTTTGTCAGTGTCAACCTTTTCGGTTTTCAGATCTTCTTTCTTTTCGGTTTCTTTAGCTTTTGGCTGAAGTCCGAAAAGTTTTTGGATCCAGTTACGGGCATCATCTTCACTTTTGAATTTGAATTCCTGTTCTGTTTCCTCTGGCTTTGCTTCCGGAGTTTCAACTTTAGGCTCAAGACCGAATTTTTCTTTCATAAACGTTAGCATGTCAGCTTCCGATTTGAAAGTCAATTTCGCTTCGTCTTTCTTTTCAGCCATTTCAGTATTATTTTTAATTAATGGAACTTCAGCAGATTCGGCACCCGAAAACAGGCGCACGGTGTTTTTGTTGGCAGGCATGTCAACAATACTTGCCTCGTAAATCTCACATTTTGTAATTGTGGCCCGGGTTTGTCCTTTCTCCAGGTCTTTGGGGTCTGACGAAAATTCAACGGGATTAATACCGGCAGAGCAACCACGTATCAGGTCGTTCTCAACTTTCGATTTAATTAGCTGGGCAAATTTGTCGTTCTCGTCGAACTTTGCCTCGGCAAGCAGTTTACCATCCTCTTTGCGTATGTTTTCCCAAATACCAATGGGCAGAACCTGCGTGAGATCCCATCCATCATCGCGGCGGTGCATCCATAGCATTACCGGGTTTTTTTTGAATCGCTCAAGGTTAATTCCGCTGGTTAAAATTCGGTAACCGCGGTCGTTAATCGATTCGTCGGAAAGTATAAAGGTTTTTGCCATTGTATAAATACATTAATGTACTATACAATGTTAAGGCGCGAATGGGGCTAAATAAAGGACTATGTAATTACGACGAAACCTCGCAACCATCTACACTTTGACAGGTAATTACACAACGGTAACCGTTAAACGAGCCCGGTGATCCATCGATTGCTCGCGTATAGGTTAATCGTGCAGGGTAAGTACCGCTCCCTACAAGATAAACCACACCATTAGCATCAGTAACACGGTACTGGGCTTTTCTATTTACAATGCTTTTAAGAATGACATCTTTTGCCAGTTCCGATTTTGCTATATTAAATTGCACGGCTGTATCATAGTAGCTATTACCTGCCGAACTCTTTTTAAATGGCGATGATAATTTCCCGGAATGTGGAATAATTTCCAATGGAGTAAATTCAGCTTCAGGAAAAATACGGTGTTCAATTTTGGTAATTACGGCGCTGTTCATTATACATGATTTTATAGTAAATGCTCTTTAAATCGACAAAATGTATATAGTAATATTTTTAGCTCAATATAACTCGTTAACTACATGACTGTTACACATCACTAAGCAATGATTTAAACCGTTTTTCTTCAACTCTTCGGCGGTTTCGGTAGTCAATTTTTTTAATTGTGTCGAAATTTGCTGCATTGGTCCTTAGGTTTAAACCTCTCAAAATTGCTTCCACAATTTCTTTCTGATCCAATTTCTGCTCATACCCCAACTCAAACCTGCGGCGAACCCAACTTTTAAATTCAAATTCAATTCCATCAGCTATTTTCTGTTCGCCCCACTTACTGCAATGAAGAAAATGCCTCAATATTGCATGTTGGTTCTTTGGGTTCACTGGCAAAATAAAGGTAACTGCATTATCAATAAAAGGCCGATGTATGGGAAGGTCTCTGGCCAAAACATTAGAATGGATAAGCTTGCCAATATCGTGAAGCCTGGAAACAACAATTTCCTTTTGTTTTGGCGGAGTTGAAAAAATGTACCGGCAGTAAGCTTCGTGAACCGGATCGAGGTGAACGGTAACTTTTGGTTTTGTGCTGAAATCAATGCTCATGTGTAGGCTATGGTTTACCTACTTCAATGCTACTTTGCTAAGATAACATTATGTAGCATAACTGGCAACGAAACCCACTTCCATTTCACCAGGAGAAAGCGATCCATCGCTAACCAGCTTCAGATCCTTGTACACATATCTCACACTGCGCTTTGTTTTACCATCGATACTGGCCAACTTTCCGGCAATGGCAACGTAGTGCACATGGGGTAAAAGAATAACATTTGGTTTTATTCCCGGATGTTTCTTTTTAAAGGCTTCAATCTTTGAATCAATTTTCTTTTGTAGTTCTTCTAATTGCTTGCTCATGATGCAAAGATAAAAACAAACGCTAACAGCCAGCAAATGCCATCACTCCCTTTGGTCGCGCCGGTCACTTGCTTTAGTGTTACCACCAATACTACATTATCGGTATAAATTGACCGCAAGCAGTATCTTTTTCAAACCGTAATATTGGGTCTGGGTTGTACATACATTTGCCGTTCTGGTTTTCTTTAATCACATCACCTGGTCTGTGATACCCACGCTGCCAGTAATCACAATGGGCGCAAATCCTTTCAAGCGGCTTAGCATTACAATTATTTACAGGCCATTGCAGTTCCTTCTTTAGGTGGTTTCCCATATCAGCAGCTTGTTTAGCGTTTTGTTTACTTAGTCCGTGGGTTGCAACATGCTGCCCACCCTCGCTGTCAATACCCAATATTACTACGTGGGTATAATCAAACTTTTCTCGTATCTCTTTTGCTTCGTTAATTTTTATCATTTCAATTTATTTAAGTTGTTAATAATCAAACCGTACTGGTGGTAACACGTAATATATTCCAGTTTTTCGTACCTCAAAACCGATAACATATTACCACCGTTAGCGTTCATTGCTAACCCAATCAAAGCAATCCATCCACCCGGAAAAGTAAATGTCATCCTTCCCATCTTTTAACACACGCCTGTAATTGTATCCACCGTCCGATGCTATTTGGTAGCCTTTGTTAACTGCTTCGTCCTTTGTTGGCAACGAAACGCTAACAATATGTTTATGTAAGCTGTTTTCGCACGTAGGTTGCGCCATGCCTCCACACATTTTTGCTAAATGCAATCCAATTTTATGCAACATTTCAAGCGGTGTTTTTTCGCTGCCATCAAGTAATTTAGGAAGCCTGTCTGTGTGTTCGCCTCCAAAATTCAATTTCATAAACGCTTTCATTGCGCCTATATGTTCCGCATTTTCAGATGCGTATTTTTCTAATTCCTCAACTTGTTTTGTAATTTTTAAGTACATCACACTTTGTTTTGTTAAGTTATTTATTCGCTTATAATTTATCGGTTATTGTAGCAACAGCCAACACAAACATCAACCGTTAGCGTTCATTTTAAAGGAGCCGGCAGAGATCTCAAATAAAAACGATTAATTAAAACTTATCTCCACGGCTCCTGGTTGTTATATAATTCCTTCCTTCCGGAAGTTCTCGAGTAACGCATTTTTTTCGGCAGGATCCATCCGTAAAAACTTGGCTGTATTCCGGTTAATTATGCCTTTAATCCGCTCTCTCTCTCTGTAATCGTTGCCCAAAAATTGATAGTCGTGCAATTCTTCGGGTTTTTCGTAATTAAACCACAGTTTTTCAATAGCTGTTCCCTGGCGTGTTTGGTTCTGAAAGGTGATCGAATTCCAACCGGCTAAAATTTCATCGTACAAATCATTAGGGTAACTGCTTATTGCCACCGGTACCGGGTAGCTGCTGATCACGTTTAAAAGTTTGGTGTGGTCCTCTCGTTCCTGCAATTCTTTTTTGTACAGGTTTTTTGGGTTCTTCCGGCAAAACTTTGGGTATGGAGGATCGAGGTAAATGAAGATCCGTATTCCCAGGCTTTTTAAAATTGCAGCTGGTACCCGAAAATGTTCGAGCCACGATATCGCATCGGTATTTATGAAGTGGGCACCAGGTATTTCATTTTTCATTTGCCAGGCTTCAATCACTGCAGCATCGGCATCGATGCAGATGGAGTACTGGGCCAGTTTCTTTTTCCGGAGAACAGCTCCATTTCCCAAAAACAATTCTCCGTAAATGTCGTGTGGCGGAACTACGTTGATTATTTTCTGAAAAGTGCCGTCGCTTTCTTTTCCTCCATTGTATGACTCAAAAGGTTTATTCATTTCCGGGAAGTATCTTTAAAAATTTCCGATCGTCTATCTAAAGTTTTTTCGGTACCGAACCGTAATTTATTTTGGGCAGGATCCTACCGCGTTTTTTTCGGGTGCAGGATCTCGCTTAACTGAGGTGGTTGAAATAAATCACTCTTCATTACTTTGCCATCTTCACGTAAAATGACGCAACCATGTTCATCCAGTTTACTCATGTTGCTTCTGTGCACTTCATCAAAGCAAGATTCCAGAAGCTCTCCAAAACCCATTTGCACTGCGGTACCAATCAAAACATAAGCACTATCGATTATCGCATCAGCAACCTCTACCAAATCTCCGGCTAAATATGCATCTTTCAGCTCCTGTACCTCTTCTTTTAGCAACTTATGTCGAAGCACAAATTCATTTTCAGGAATTATTGTCGGTTGTTTTCTAACCGGGAGCTTAAATGATCGATGAAATTCTTCAAGTTGTTTGATCTGTTTTCTCATAACTATCAATTTTTCGAAATTTTAAACACCTTTTTAAAATGGAAGATCTTCGGGGCCTTTGTCCTCCTTCTCGTATTCTTCAACAATCTCCTGTGCATCCATAACGGTTTTGTATGGGTAGTTGTCTTTTTGTTTTAAAACCCGAAGCGCGCGGTTGTACTCTTCTTCTTTTTCATCCTTGCCGGAGAAACCCTCCACAAACTGTTTTGCTTTTTTTAGTACATCGCTGGCCTTTTCGCTCTCTTCCACCTGAATTTCGATACCAATTTCTTCGTTTTCGTAATTGCCCAGGCTGCTTAGTTTCTTGTAATAAATCTTTGTTGCTTTCATAATTATCAATTTTTAATATTTCGGTGTTATCTAAATTTTGCGTTCCAAAAGTTCCAAGGCTGTTTTTTTGTGTAATTAGCCTGTTTATCAATTTTTTACGTCTGGAACTTTTAAAAACTGATTTTGTTCCATTGCGTTCCATTCGTTCCACTTGGAACTTTTGGAACTTTTAATGTTGGTTTGTGTTCCATTGTTTTTTGTTGTTAAAAATTTAATAATCAATAATTTATGCATATTGGAACTTTTGGAACTTTTGGAACGCACTTTTTAAAATTTGTCAATTTTCCTCACTTTCTGATAGTTCAGGATCTTGCAACAGCCAATCTTCTTTAAAAAAGGTGCAACAACGTCCCTTGTGTTTTTCAATTACAGTTTCGCCATTTTTGTCTCGAGAGTAAAACTGGTACCACTTCGGAAGTTTTGGGTATATATTATAAACCTCAGCCAGTGTTTCGCGTATTTTATCTTTCGGGAAACGCATAGATGCCGCACTCGAAAGCTCGTCTGTAATTTCTGACAGTGTATAATTCAACTCGGCCACCTCAAACTGAAGAAAACAATCGTTTAACCAATCTTCTAGCTCTTTTTCTAAAGTAGATTTTGTTTTATCAACCACTGCCTGGAACGCATCGGTGAGGTAACTCTTATCCGGGAACCAAAAGCGGGTTTCGTTTTTCGGGTAGCGCAGTTTGCGGTTAATCAGGAAATGCAGAAAGGCGGGGATCTCCTTTTTCATCCGGTCCAGTATATCGGGAATATCCTTTTTACCCTGCTCGCGGAAGCTCGGAACTTTTAACACGGCAAAGCGGTTTTCTCCGGCATCTATCTGCATAAAGTTGCGTTCGTCGTTACTTACAAAAATAAGGTGTGCAAAGTTGGCCACCGGTTTGGCATTTGTGCCCTTCCCTTCCATCCACACCTCGCGACCGGTGGCCATGCTTTTAATCATTTCTTTCATCACCTTATCGTTTACCGGAATGTGTCCCTCGTCGAGCGTTACAAATAATTTTCCGGCAAAATGACTGGTAAACTTTGGCTGAAAACGCGATATGTCGAGAATGGTAATGTTCGAGCCGTATATGAGTTTATGAAGATCGAGAAATGTGGTTTTACCGGTGTTTCGCTTTTCGCTCACCAATGCCACAATGGGCAGACGCTGGCGCGGTTTTATGTACGAAAGCTGCATGTAATCCAATCCCCACTCGTACAGGTTTTCGCCGTAAATATTATCCGACGAAAAAATATGACGCAGAAACATTTCTATGGTTGGCCACTCGCCTTGTTTCGGATCCCAGTCAACAGGATTATACAAATTGTAAAGCTCGCTGGTAATGCCGTTATGGTTAAGCGTAAATGTGCGCTGATACTCGCCGGTATTGTTGGGCTGATTGGTAAAACCATCGTACTTTTTTATTTCACTAATAAATGTTTTTCCATAATCGCGTGCTATTTCGCCAATTTTCCACGGCTCCAAAACCTCCTCATACTCTTCGTGTGGGTTAAGTACCAGTATTCTTTTGTAGTAATTAGGCCCCGAACGGAGATACAACTTTACATCGGCATACGACAGCTTTTCAATTTTATCGCCATCGTGATGGTAGCTTACCGATTTGTAGGTGAATTCGAAATACTTCAACCGATCGGAATGGTAATTATAAAAGTCCTGAACGTTTTTCAGTTTGAGGTAAACATACAGTTTATTGGTGCTGTTTTCGCTAAGGTTTACCGTGCTCAGAAAGTGGTTCGAATTGGCCCGGTAATTCGACAATGATTTAATTGCTTTGTCGCCGTGCTTTTCTACCAGCTCGTCAACAGTTTTGCAGCCCTCAAATAAATACTGGTGTTTTATATTGGAGTAAATAAGCGTAAGCTCCTGGTCGAACTGGAAGAGAAGATCCTTGAAGGTTTTAACGGCATAAAACAGATTGAACAACGGTTTGGCCAGATCCTTTTCTTCTCCGGGAATAAAACGCGGATCAACAACATCGGAGTTAAACAGCAAAACCACAGTGTGTATTTTCTTTTGCTGGAGTAACTGCGTTAATTCGGGTTCCAGCTGGTGTAAGGTGTCGCTGTACTGATCGCCAATTCCTTTATAACCAATTACCGGAAGCTTTGCCTTTACGGCACTTTCGGCAGTAAACGGCATATCGGTAATGTACAGCGTTTCAATCTTCCTGAGTTTTTTTACTGCAGCAGGAATATACACGTTTGTTTCCTCGGTTGACTCGGCAGGTTTTGTAAGTGGTTTGTATTCTAAAGTGTCGGTGCTCATACTTTCTTTTGGTAGTTCTCCTGGATCAGTAATCCAATGGCTTGTTTGTTCTTATTCTTATCGTCGGTGTTGTCGCTGGTTCGTTTAAAATTGTCGGCGTATCGGGCAGCACCGTTAATTTCATTGTCGGCAGCTGTGGCCATTCTTTCCTGGTTGTATTTTTCAAACCAACCTAGGATCTTCACGCCATCGAGCTCGGCAAACAACTGCCCGAATTCTCCTTTTTTAATTTTCCGGAACACCAGGTTAATGTCGGCCAGATTCATGTAGTAGTATTCCTGGTAAATCATAAACGCCGTTTCTTCCATTTGCTCGGGGCTCATTTTGCGGTTGGCATTTACAAAATCGTTCAGGTTTACAATCCACACGGCTATGTAGGCGATCAGGAAATCTTCGGAATAATTTTTTCGGATGCTGGCCAGTGTTGGCGCATTGCTTTTAAGTGCTGCTGCCGGTGTTGTGGTTTTGCTAAACAACCTGAGGCATTTGCCAGGCGAATAGTTTTGCAGGAACTGATCAGCTGTGGCCAGTCCTTGTGGTTTGGCTTTTTCGATATTGCTCATTTTTGTACCCCCATTCGGTTTAATAATTGTTGTTTGTAGTCGGTGTTTCGGGTGTCGGAAATTTGTTTTTTAAGGGCTTTATCTTCCCGCAGAGTAAACAATCCGCGCCACCCTTTTTTTATGCTTTGGTGAATTATAGCAATGGCAGTTTGCACGTTCCCATTGCTGAGATCTGCCAGATCTTTCAGTGCACCCTGCTCGCCGATCGGCTTGTAGGTGAAGTTGAATTGCTGCTTTTTGAAGTCGCGCCACAATCGCCAGGCTTCTTCAAATTCGGGTTCGGTCCAGGGCAATTCAACTTTAACATTCCCTTCGAGCTGTTGTTTTACCCAGCTGTGGTAATTCACCACCACTTTCTGGCTTTGGTCGAACAGCTCGGCCTGCTCGGGGCTAACATGCCCGGCATTGTTCAGCTGTTGGAAGATCTCCTGTATTTGCCCAAAGGCGCGGATGAATTGTTTTTGCATGGTGGTTTAGTTTTCTTTCCGTTCACGAATAATCTTCTGCAGTCGTTTTATCTGATCGGCTCTTTCTTTAGAAATCTCAACTCTGCCGATTCCTACAGGGAAATAAGCCGTTACTGTTTTTTTCTTTTTGTCAGCCATATTTACACAATAGAAGTTTGAAAATTTAATTGAATGTCTTTCGAAAGATCAACCGGCACGTATAAACGCGGAAGCTCGTCGTCGAGGTTTCGTTTTATAATGCTGCCAATTTTGTTTTCGCAGGTAATGATAACTTCCGGCGAAATGTAAAAAGGTTTTTGCCCCTGCTTTTCTACTCTGATCCGGGTGCGCGAAACGCAATCGACAACCAGCGAATGAAACAGTTTGAACGAACTGATATCGTCGATAATCACACATTTTGTGTGTGGCTTACACGTTTGGAAAAAGTAACGCGGAATAAAGCGCAGCCCGAAAGCTGAGATCTCCTCGATTTCATTCGGTTTGAATTTAAAGGATGCAATTTCGTGTGCTTTTTCAATTCGCTTTTTATAGCCTGAGCTGATTAATACCGTTGCTTTTTCCATGTTAATGCTGTTTATACAATTGCCGTTTGAACTCCGTAGTTATATTGCTGCTGCAGCTCCTGCACATATTTGTTTTCTTTGGCCTTGTGGGTTTCATCGTAAGGCACGTTTATGGTTTTGTGTTTCAGCTCCAGCTTTAAAGAGAATCCGGCTTTTTTTACTTGCCGGTGCAGGTAGTATTTGCGTTTGTAAGTGCCTTTGTTGGGCTGCACTTCACGGTTGGCCTTTTCGAACTGGAAATCGCCTTCCAGCTTTTCAAAACCTTCGCGCCAGGCATCTTTGTCAAGCTTCTTGCTGATCAGGTACTGGATCACATCGAAACTGTCGATGCAGTCGGGATCAGAGTCGATGTCGATCATGAACTGTTTAAAGTCTTTCCAGGTTAATGGAAATTCTTTTTCAATGTTTTCGAATAGGAAATCTTTACCGGCCATAACGTTATACGTAAGGAGTTTGCGAATGAAGTTTGGCCACACAGGCCGAGAATTTGGCAACAAAAAGCTCCTTGTCGATTGGCTTTAGGTGGTTGTGACTTTCGATGTGGTGGCAGTCTTCCTTGCGTTTCCAAATTTGCACATCGGTCGATTTTTCATCGTCGCGGCACAAATACACTTTGTCTTCGTTGTAGTGAATAGCCACGTAGGTGTTTCCAATTTTTCCGAAAAAGTTTTCCATTACTAGCCCTCCACTTTTTCGGTTAACTCTTCCACTTTTTCTTCTAACCAGCTAACGTAATCGGGATGGGCGATCTGGATGTCTCCGTATTCATTAATGAAATCTTCCACATCTTCTTCGGCAACAATCAAACCATGAACTTTCGAGTGATCGGTTGTGTCGATAACCAATGATGTTGTTTTTTTACCGGTATCGCGGGTGTATTGCAATTTGAGTCTCATAGTTGTTATAATTAAATGTTATCTAATAAGTCGTTTCATGTAATTATCGTACTTCTCCTGTGTGGCAAAATACCGGGTGGTTTTCCCCTCCTTTACCCTGAATGGCATATCCTCCAGTCGTGGGCTTTTTATTCCTTTGCGTTGCAGTATCTCTTTGTCGGGGTTTTGAAAGCTCCCCTGGAAGCGTGTCGAGTTGTGCAGGCTTTCTGCTTCCGGTTTCCTGCGGTTGTTGAATGTTTTCTTCATAGTTAAATATTCTTTCAAATTCTTCAATCCATGGTTGCAGGGCGCGGGTGTGCGGCCCTGCTTTAAATTTGTTGTTAACTGGCTGGCCAGTGCCTTTGCAGTATTGGCAGGTGCTGAAATCGATGATCCGGTTTCCGGTTATGTTCAAGCGCTGACTTCCAGAACCTCCGCAGCTGCTGCAGTAGTTTGCGGCCTTTGGTTTGTTTTTCCATTCTTCAATGTCTTTATCCATTAGTTTTGTGTTTGTTCGCTAACCAGGTTGGCAACGATGTACTGGTCGCCGGCTTCTTCAAACAGGATGTTCATTTTAAGTCGCATGGCTTCTTCCAGTTCTTCTTTTGCTCCGGGGCTGTTTTTCCAGCACGACAGCATATAAATTGCCTGGCAATGGCGTAATGCCTTAAAGTTGTGCGGTTTGCTTTGCTCGAAAGTAAAGTGGCTTGGAATTCCCAATTTGAATGGGTTTACAGGATTGGCTCCTGTTTGCTGAAGTAGCTTTTCGGCAACGTCAAATTTTTGTTTGCATGCCTCAAGTGGCTCTCCTGTAATTTTTCCGGCGATATAGATTTTCATAAGTTTTGTCAGTTAAAAAAACCCCGACCAACTGCCGGGGTAGTTGTAGCATTGAAGTATTTATTAATTACTCTAAAAATTCTGAATTAAGATTACAACCAGTGTTATGAGGATTCCCACGCACGAAGCGGCAAACAGAATGGCACTTGTTTTATAGTGAGCTTTGCTTTTTCCTTGTTCCATGTTCGTAGTTTTTTGAATTTAAAGCCGGCCGGAGCCTGAGAATGTGTATCGTCAGTTTAACTGTTGTGGCCCCGGCAGCTTTGTTCCTCTCCTTCACACTGTCCGCGTCACTGCAGACGTAATATTTTTTGCAAACCCGGGAGCCGGTATTGTGGCCGGAGTTACATCTCCCGGGATATATTTGCACTAGAAGTATATGCTAGAACGTTGTTTAAAAAAGGGCGGGAGGCCGGTCCCTTTTCTCTGGATTATCAATTCAACTAAATTTCAACTTTAACCCTTCTTCTTGTTGCCTCCCTCTTCTCCTGCTATATCCCCAATTCGGCCGCGTTGGCCATTAAACTTCTTTCGTTGGTTGCGTCCAGTTTTTCTTTTAGCAACTGTATTCGGCTTTTTAAACCTGCCACTGAAATGTTTAACAGTGGTGCTGTTTTTTCAACCGATAAGCCCAGTTTTAGCGCGTTAATGGTTGCTATTTCGTAATACTTTAATCCGGTTGCTCTACTGCAAAATTTCCCACGGTGAATGCAATCCATTTTTGTGCAGTTATGGTTATAACCATCAGCAGTAAATTTGCCTTTTACAAAATCGGGAACATTGTCGAGCGCTCCTACAACGCAGTGGTACCACCACTCAAATCCTTCCCGAAAGCCGGTTATACCCATTTCTTTCTCCAGGTAGTTTCTGCTTCGTTTGTCGTTTAAAAAAGCTGTGGCAATCATTCGCTGAATTCGCCCTGGTGCTTCATGGTAAGGTGTTACTTCGCCATCTACAGCTACCCACTTTTCATTGTTGTAAGAGAACGCTTCTATCCCTTCAATAATTCCGGCCGGGATAATGGCCAGTTTGTTTCTTTTAACTAATTTTGTTTCCATAAATCTTATGATTTAAGCCCGGGGAGGTGTTACAGCACCATCGATCCGGGCTTTTGTTTTTTTATGCAGGAACAGCAGCTGTATCTCGCTCAATTTTCTCAACGAGTGCATGGCGCGTAAAATCCGATAAATCAATTCCTTGTTCGGTGGCTACTCTTATAGCCTCTTCTTTTAACGACTCCTGAAGTCTTACATCGTATTTTGCTTTGCCTCCTTTGGCGAGAAACTTCATCCTATTTGCTGTTGTTACGTTCATTGTTTGTTATTATCTTGTCAGACAAATGTAAGACAATTGCACTCATATATGCAAATAAATGCACATATATGTGCTATAGATTTTTTCTATGGGAGTTAATATTTATTACGACCGGCTAAAAGCATTTTGGGAATCAGAAGGTTACAAAAATGCTAATCAATTTGCAAATGCACTTGGATATGCAAGATCGCAAAATATCAAAAGGCTGGACCGTGAAGAAAACGGAAAGCCTGGTATAGATCTTTTAGAGGCTGTTGTGAAAAAATTTCCTCATTTCAACACAAATTATTACCTCACCGGCGACGAACGATTTCTCAAAGAGAAATACCCAGGCATACAAAAAATTAAGGACACAGCCAATGAACCCAATAGAGATTACACAGAAACTATGTCACCCGTTGAACACTGTGATAACCCTAGCTGCCTCAAACGCATATCAGAGCTAGAGCAAGACAAACAGTTGTTGATTGATTACAATAACTTGCTTAGAGCTCAGTTAGCGAGGGGAGGCTTGGACAACGGAAAGTCATCTGAGGGTGGCGTGGAAAAATCCGCAACCGGTAGTTGAAAAGGAAACGAATCCTTTTAGAAAAGTGGAAAATCCTTTTCGGCAAGCTTAATCGTATAGTATGAATTAATCCATGAATATGAACATGTTGCAGATATATAAACACTTAGTAGACCAAATCTTATTGCGCCGGAACTGCGCCAGTTCTGCGCCACAAACAGGCAAAATACACCCGTTACAGAGTAGTTAACTAATTGATTTAGAGATATGGCAAAAATATATGGAGAGTCCTGCTCCCGCTACCAAGTTCTACGGAACTCAAAGGAAGCCAGTCAATTAGACTGGTTTTCTTGTTTTAGGTGCGCCACAAGTGCGCCACGGATTTTACAGGTTGAAGCATTGAAGTTAAATTCTTGGTTATGAGGGGATTTAATTTACCATTTCGTTATGCTCAACGATCAACAGGATCTACACGCGACTATGTATATTTCGCTGCCCAGGATCCAACATCAGACGAATTTAAGTTAAAGCGTAAAAGGATCTACATCGATCACATTAAGGATAAGCGCACACGCGACCGGCACGCTAAAAAGCTGATCGACCATATTAATGGCTTGCTTGATAATGGTAAAAATCCTTTCGTTGACCAGGAAAACAACAAAAAATACACAACCATTGATAAGGCTCTGACATTCGTTATCGATTTTAAAAACCTCTACATCCGCCAACGAACTCAGCATTCATTTGATTCCCGGATGAAGATCTTCCGCGAATGGTTAACCAAAAGAAAGCTGCTGCAGAAATACATTTTTGAGTTTACCGATGATCATGCCATGGATTTTATGAATAGCCTTATCCCGGACCGGAAGATCAAAGGCAGAACCTTTAATAACTACCTGTTGGATTACCGAAGTTTCTTTAATACGCTGATAAAAAACAAGTACATCACCAGCAACCCATTCCATGCAGTAAGCAAAATGCCTGAGCAGGATGTTGATAAACGTCCATTCCTGCCGGAAGAAGCTACTGTATATTTTGATTATTTAAGAAAATACGATCCTGACTTTTTAGTGATCAGTCTGTACACATACTACCTGGCATTGCGACCAGCAGAGATCTGTCGCTTAAAGATTTCTGATTTTTGGTTGAGCAAAGGAGTTGTGGTAGTTCCTGCCGGGAAATCGAAAAACAAAAAGAAGCGAATTATACCTATTGCCAAACCATTTCTTGAATTGCTGAAGGTGCATTTTAAAAACAAACCTGCAGGTTTATATGTATGCAGTAAAAAGTTCGTGCCTGGTGTTTTGTTCGAATACTCAACCCGGATTGCTGAGCATTTCAGGGATATTGCCATTCATTTAAATATTCCGGGCGAAGTGAAATTTTACAGTCTAAAAGATACGGCGGCCGATCGACTACTGGAGCAAGGGTTTACAGTTAAAGACATTCGCGATTTGTTTGGGCACTCTTCCATTGCAGCCACTGATGCTTATTTAAAGAAGATCCGCACGATTGTAAACTCAAAATTGATTGAGACTTTTCCGGAGCCATAAAAAAAGGCACCCGCCCCAGCGGATGCCTAACCTAACTAATCAAACCTAAACTTATGAAAAAACTAGTTTCTTTTAAAGCCCCAACGCTGCGGTCAGGGCTTTGTTGAATTTACAAACCCGGTTATACATCAATTATAAACTCTCTGGTTTTGCCACAACCGGGCAACTATTGTCAATTGGACGGGGTATGTGTCCCGCCTCCTTTCTTTAAATTGGGTACGATGGTTCCCAGAATGCCAAGGAACCTGGAGAGAATGGCATTGTCTTTTTCGGTGGGTGTAAGCCTTACTATAAATTCTAGTAGCAAAATGAGCACCGCTGCCAGCCACTTCCAATTTCGCTTTGCGTAATCTGCTAACGATTCTCCTTCTTCAATTGCCGGAGGATCTTCTAATTCGTACTGCGGATCGGAACTGAGCGATGCATATAAATGCTCTTCGCCCTGCAGGTCGTCAACTGTAAAAACTATTTCGGCAACTCCGGTGCCGTCCTGGATGAAACACTGAGGCGGATCATCAAGCGCCTGTGGTTGGGCAATGCCTTGCATCGTGCCAGCAACCAGAACAAATAGTGTGAAAACTAAAAGTTTTGCAAATAAATTTCTCATAGCATTTTAATTAAATGATCGAACTATTTCGTTAAATATTGAAACTCAATTTCTTTAAATTTTTCCGGCAGGGAAAGGACACTGGCTATTTCGATTTTCGGGATTTTCGTTTAGCTTTCCGGGATGCTCGTTTCTCCTTCCGGGATAATTCCTGCTCCAGTTGCACTTGCTGCCCATTTCCCTCACCCTTCTGTTTTATCTTGCCAATCTTCTGCTCCTGGTCTTCCACATAGGTTTCTGCAGTAACAACTTTATCGGGTTTCTTTACACGGATTAATACCAGGAATCCGGTTATAATACCAGCCAGATAAATGGCGATGCTTTTCCAGGGAATTTTCATTTCTTTCGTTGTTTAATTTCGATGAAAGACAAGGCCAATGTGCCAACAATAGCCACAACAACGACGCCTAAATAGGTCCAGAAATAGATCATCAGAATTTATTTATACAACCAGATTACCTGCTGGTCGTGAGTTTCCGAATCGTCGGCATGAATAAAGGTTTTGGCGATGCCGATACGCTTAAAACCTGCCATTACTAGTGCTTCTACAATCAAAAACCGATTGCGCGATGTGTTGCATTTAATGTCAACGGCACAACGTTCGGGGTGTGCTCCGGTGCCGGTTCGGTTCATTTCTTTTTCGTAAGCAGGGCTTCGATAGGCCGAATTAAGCACCAAAGGAATACCGGCAATGTCGCGGGCAGAATCAAGCTTATCCATTGTGCTTTGCCGCATATCCTGTAATGAACAGGCGGGACTGCACTTTTTAAATTCGCTTTCGTTGAACCAACGTGCTGTTGTTTTTGCTGGTTTATTCATGGCTTTTTTCTTTTAAAAATGGCATCCATGGCCACACGCGATAGGTAAGCCAGTACCGCAAAGAGTATGGCACCAATGGAGCCGATAATTAGATAGTTAAGATTTTCTGGAGACAGTAACATGTGCCAATCGAAACCGGATTTTGTAACTTCTGCTGCAGTAAAGCTTCCGCCCAATATTCCGGCAACCGGTTCATAGAGCTTGTTGAGAGATCGTGGTACCTGGTTTTGCATCTTCAAAACTTTTTATTTCAAATATGGCTCCCTGATGATGGTTATGAAAGGACAGATTAGTAGCCATAAATGCTAATGCAATCGGGCAATGGGAACAGGTATTCGTTCTCGGTTCCGGTTAATTTCCACAAGTTACCCGACTTGTAATCGAGCGACCCGCGCGAAACAAACACTTCGCCTCCGGCCTTGGTAACGCCAACGGCATAGCCACCAATGCCTATGCGCGTTTGGTTATCGGGGCCACCTGTTAAAACCATCACGCTGTAACTAAAACCATCGAGCAAACAAATTACATCTTCGCCGTTTGCAAAGGCTTCCAGGGTTTGAGGGTGGCGACTGCCTACATCGTTACTGTAATCGAATTCGCTCCAATTTGTTGGGTCGGTTTTCAGCGCAGTAAGCTGCCGGTCTTCCAAAGCGAAAGCGTAAAGGCGCGAGTTGGTTTGTACCAGGCGCGTAAAGTCCACATCGATATCCAGGATCTCTGCATTATTTAGAAACAAATCGGACGAGCGGGTAATTTCGCCCAGCTTCGAGCACATGTAATAATAACCGTTGTAGTATTCGAAATCGCGAATGGTATAACCCACCTGCCCATTGTTGCCATTCACCACTCCGCTTATTACCGCCGCCGAATAGTTATCAAAATCATCCTGGTTAAACCACTTATAGGTTCGCTGGTTGTTTATGCCTGCCAACACTTTGCCGTTGGTAACGCGAATTCCCGAAATGCTTTCGGATGTATCGAGCACCCTTACACTTTGCATTCGTATGCCGGAGCTGAGATCGTAAATATGCACATAGCCATAATTGCCACCCACAAAAAGTTGTTTGTTATCTGGATCGTAATCAACGCAGCAATGATGGGCCAAATCGGCTGTTGAGATATCGCCAAAAACCGAAGTGGTTTTAAAATCGCCATTCTCATCAACCAGGTAAGGTTTTCCGTATTGGTTTACGCCCACAAACTTCGGCACCAGGGTTTGTTCGGTTCCGTCGCCGCCGCCAGGCACAACACCGGGATTAAATGCCCAAAAGTTATCCTCCACTTTAAAAGCCTGAATTTGAACGAGCGTTTCTTCATCCGGCCCCGGATCGGCATCCAACTGCTCAATCAAAAATTCGCACTCGCTGTCTTTCATTTTCTGATAAATGTTATTCATCAGGTAGT